GGCGTCGATTACCAAGTGGTCGATATTGGCATGCGCATGCTCACCCCGCGCGAGCTGTTCAAGGCGCAGGGTTTTCCCGACGACTATCAGATCGACGCCGGCGTGTTCGCCGATGGCGAAATCCGCACCCTCACCAAGACCGCCCAGGTCCGCATGTGCGGCAACAGCGTGTGCCCGCCGATAGCGGCGGCACTGGTCACCGCGAACTGCGCTGATCTGGCCCGTCAGCCGCTCATGGAGGCAGCAGAATAATGCGCGAAAAAATGAAAACCATCGGCGGCATGTCTGTGCGCGCCGAGATCGAGATGCGGCTGGAGGATGCCCGGACGGCGGCGATCGAGGAGGTGATTACCTTCCTCGGCGGCAGCGGCCATTTCACGGCCGCCGAGGATCTGCAGCGGGCCGCATTCAGCCAAGAGCCGGAGAAGGCCAATGGCTGAGATCCAAAAGTGCCTGCACTGCACCGTGCGCGATGCCGTGGTCGACTGGGCGGAGGCGCATGCTGAGCGCTTGAACGGCGTGCCGTCCTATGACGTGGCCGAGATCGTCGCCAGTCTTTCCGAAGTGATGGCCGAGCATATCGAAATGCTCGACGATCGCGGCAAGCGCCGACGGGCATTGCGGTTCGCGCATGAGGCGCTCGATGCCGGCGTCAAGGCCGTGCGAACCGGCGAGCGTCAGCTGATCAACACACCGACGGAGCATTGATGATGCTCGACATTCCACGTCTGGCACTCTCGGTTCGCCAGCCATGGGCGTGGGCAATCGTCCATGCCGGCAAAGATATCGAGAACCGTTCCTGGCGCCGGCCGAACCCTGCATTGAACTATCGCGGCGACTTTGCAGTGCACGCTGCAAAGGGCATGACGCGAGACGAATACGAGGATGCCGCCGACTTCATGGCGGATCTCGGCATCACGGTGCCACCTGCAGCTGAGCTGCAGCGCGCCGGCATCGTCGGGGTGTCGACCCTGGCGGATATTGTCCGGGACTCGGAAAGCCGCTGGTACATGGGCGGTTGTGGGCTGCAGCTCGCCAACACACGGCCGGTTCCGTTTATCCCGTCGGTTGGCGAGCTGGGCTTTTTCGCCTGGAAACCGGCGAGCGCATCCATCGTGCCGGCACCGGCGCGATGGATGCAGGCGAAGCCCGCGCTGCCCGCTACGCAGGGCGATTTGCTCGAGGCGAGCAAGTGACCCTTCCCGACCACCTCGCCGCGTTGCGCGACGAAGCGCTGCAAACGTCCTGCGACAGCTGGGCCAAGCGTCAGGGATGGAGGCTCTCGCCTGGCCTCGATCGCGCAGGCCCTTGCCCTGTCTGCGGCGGTACGGATCGGTTCTCGATCCACACCAAGAAAAACCTCTTCAGCTGCCGGCAATGCGGGCTCGCCGGCGAGGGCGTGATCAAGCTGGTGATGCTGACCCAGAAGGTCGAATTCACACCGGCATGCGAAATCATCACCGGCCGCAAGGCGGATGCGCCGTTCGATCCGGAACGGGCGGCCGAGATCCGGCGCCAGAACGAAGAGGCCGAGGAAAAGCGCATTGCCGAGGCCGAGCGCTATCGCCAAAAGGCGCGGAAGGAAGGCTACGAAATCTGGCAGTCCCGATCACGTGACCCGGGGCGGCCGCTGGTCGCCGATTACCTGGTGGGGCGTGGCCTGTTGACCGCCAGCCTGATCGAGTTGTTTCCGCAGATCCGCCTGGGCCAGCATGACGGCCTGCCCTACATGGATCGCACCACGTCCGGCGCCTGGGTGCAACTGGCGTTGGCGCCGGCGATGCTGGCACCCATACAGATGGCCGATGACCGTTTTGGCGCCGTGCACCGCACATGGCTGGATCCTGCCAGTGACAAGGGACGGTTGCGCCTGGTGCATCCCGATACGGGCAAGGATCTGGAGACAAAAAAGGCATGGGGCATCAAGCAGGGTGGCGCAATTCGGCTCTACACGCCCCCGCGCCCGCGCCGCGTCATCATGGGGGAGGGCATCGAAACCACACTTACCCCGCTGGCGCACGATTTCGAGCCCGACACGGCCTATTGGGCGGGTGTCGACGTTGGCAACATGGCCGGCAAGGCCTGGCGTGATGAGAACGGCAAGGCCGTGCACGATCGGCCTGATCTCGACGATCTCGACTGCTGGCAGCCGCCCGACTGGTGCGAAGAGCTGATCTATCTCGGTGAGACTGAGAAAGCCGAGCGCAACACGAATGCCAAGCTGACGCGCGGCTTAAAGCGCGCCCAGATCCGGCGCCGGAAGGCCCGAGAAACGAATCCCGACCTGCCCGAGCTGGTGACCGAGTTTGTCGAACCGCCCGAAGGCGGGGGCGATATCAATGACCTTGTGAGGTGACGCAATGAGCGATCTGAATCCGCGACCCTATGCCGGTGTGGTGTTTCCAGATGAATGGGATGCCGAAAATGGGTTGCCTGACGTCGCGTCGGTGGCGAACGCCATACAGGTTTGGACGATGCTGCAAGGCAGCGGCAGGGTCACGGTGCGGCGGGCTGGCGATGTCTTCAATCTCGACGATGCGCAGGTGCGGCAGGCCGTCGCGGCGCATTACTGGATGTTTCTGGACGGCCCGGATGACGATCCGCACCGACAATTTATCGAACACGACGGCGAATAGATCTAGACCAAGGGGCACTGACATTCATGCGGCAAACAGGGAAGTCGGCGGAGACCGAGAAATCAGGTTCGGTCAAGCGCGCCATGGGGCGCAAGCGCAGGGTCGTAGCCAGCGAGCTTGATGAAAGCGAAGTGCAGGAAGGCGGGCAAGAGGACGGTCCGCCACCGGCCGACCCCGACGATCCGGGCCCGGATCCGCAGGACGATTTCTCTCTCGATGATGACGAGGGCCTGCCCAACGGGCTGGATCCAATGCTGATCGAGACGCTGCGCGAATGCGCGGCGCTGGATCCGAACGATCGGGACAACGGCCGGCGCCTGGTGCTGCACTACGGTGGCAATATCGCCTATGTGCAGGGCATGGGCTGGCTGGTGTGGGAAGGAAAATTCTGGCAGCGCGACGATGGCGAGCTGGCGGCGCGCTTGATGGCGCAGAACCTGGTCGACCTGATCAAGCTCGAAAAGGAATTCATCGACTATACGCCGGCGCAGGAACGGCTGCTCGAGGCGGCAAAGCCAAAGCGCAAAATCGCGCCGGACGAGCGCAGCCAGGCCGACAAGGAACTGATCACCAATGCCGACCAGGCGATCAAGCAGCGCGCCACCAAGCGCGCGGCGCGAGTTAAGCACGCGATCAGCTCGGGCAACGCGGGCAAGACGGCGGCGATGCTGCAGCAGGCCGCCAGCCATCGGGCCCTGGCGGCCGACATGCTCGATAGCGATCGGATGCGCTTCAACGTCCGCAATGGCACCTTGGTATTCTGGCGTGAGCCGGACCCCGACGGCTGGGCCGAGGGCGAAAAGATGATCGGCCGATTTAGATTCGAGCCGCATGAGCGCTCTGACATGATCACCAAAGTGGCCGACGTCGACTATGATCCGGCCGCGACATGCCCGTTTTTCGAAAACGAGTTTCTCGCCAAACTGCAGCCTGATCGGCGCATGCAGGTCTTTCTGCAGATCTTCCACGCCTATGCCCTGCTGATCGGCGGCAACGACGAACAGAAGGTGGTCTATCACTACGGCACCGGCGCTAATGGCAAATCGGCGTTTGTGGAAGTCCTGGGGCGCATGGCCGGCACCTATCGCACCGTGGTGGCGCCCGAAACAATCACCGGCGATGGCCAGCGCGCCGGGCAGCAGGCCAGCCCGGATATCGCGCGTCTGCACAATGCGCGCCTTGCCACGATCGAGGAACTGCCCCGGAACGCACCCCTCAAGGAAGAGCTGATCAAGGCTCTGTCGGGCGGCACCAAGATGACCGCGCGCTTCCTGCAAAAGGAAATCTTCGAGTTCGAGCCGATCTTTACGCCAGTTTTGACCGGAAATTTCAAACCTTCGATCTCGGGCAGCGACTATGGCATCTGGCGCCGTGTGTTGATCGTCCTATGGGGCGTTACCATCCCGGAAGGCGAGCGCATGGCGCCTTCGCGTCTTGCGGAAAAGCTCGATGCCGAGCGCTCGGGCATCCTGAATTGGCTTTTGGATGGGCTGATGACCTATCTCGGCGCCGGCCTGTCGGGCTTCATCCCCGATGAGGTGACTGACTTCACCAAGGAATACCGCAACGATCGCGACAATGTCGGCGTGTTCGCCGACCAGTGCATCACCCGCCAAGATGGTCAGACCATGCAGGCCGGCCCGCTCTACAAACTCTATGTCGAGTGGTGCGAGCTGAATGGCGTCACCGCCGCCAAGCAGCGATCGTTCGGCGATCGCCTCGGCGAACTGGGATACAAGAAGATCACAGGGCGGACCTATGTTTACCAGGACATTGTCGTTGATACGTCCTGGCGCGGCCAGATCGACCCGGAAGTGCCCCGTGGCAATATGAAGTGGTCCTAAGCCGGAACCGATGGCGGTTTGACCTGATCCACGCGCCCCAACGAATGCGATAAATTGCGATATTTCTACTTGCGCGCATGCGATAAACATGCGATAACACACTCATGAAAACGATCATCTACACCGTTGCAGCCGCCAAAGACCTTGAAGCGCTCCCCCGCGACGCTCGTCAGCAGGTTGAGGCTGGTCTTGATCAGTACGCAATGACTGGCCGGGGTGACGTCAAAGCCCTTCAAGGCCAGCCCGGCTACCGGATGCGGATTGGCCGGTATCGGGTGATCTTCGATGAGGACCAGACCACAGTACTGGCCCTCTACATAGGCAAGCGCGAAACCACAACATACCGGCGCCACTAGGCGCCGGCGATAGGAGAGCCCCCTTCATGCCCCAAATCCAGACTTTCAAGACCCCGGCCGGGGAAGAGATGGTGATCCTCTCCCGTGCCGAATATGACGCCCTGGTCGATGCGGCGGCCGAGGCGGAAGAGGATGCCGCAGACGCGGCGATCTATGCGCAGCGCAAGGCGGCGCTTGCCAGCGGTGACGATGCGGTTTTGCCGCCAGAGGTTAGCGCGGCCGTGCATCGGGGTGACAGCCGCCTCAAGGCTATTCGAAAATGGCGCGGCCTCGGCCAGGTCGAGCTTGCCGAGGCGATTTCTATTTCGCAGGGGCACCTGTCTGATATCGAGAACGGCAGGCGCGACCTTACAACCGTGCTGGCCGGCCGGCTCGCTGCGCATCTGAACGTGCCCAGCCTTTGGCTGCTTGACCAGGTGGTGGGCTAGACCCCGCACCCCACTTTAGGCCACGGTGCCGGCCGCGACCCTCGCGTTCGGCCATTGATTCTAGGCCACAACCGCCTGCCGCTGCGCGCGCCCCCCACCCCCTCAGGGGCAGAAAAGGCGGAAGTCGCGACCCTCGTCCCCGCTGCGCGGGGCGATACGAGGGTCGCGAGAATTAAGCGAGGGTGAAATCTGAAATCTCGAAGCCGAACACAATAGCCTTTTCAATGGCTTGAGTTGTTTTTGCGACCTTTGCGGGGTTTGGCCTCGCCTATATTGTGTAAGAGGGGGCCGGGGTGCCCGATCCATTCTCAGCAAGTTTAGTTTGACTCACTGCGTATGGAATAACCCTCGCCACTGTCTCAACACTCGCTAAGCCACGATTCTAACTGTGTTTTTTATTTGCGAGAGTTGAGATGAAATCTCGCTAAACCTCGAAAGATCAGAGACATGGCAGAACACAGGGACATTGAGGAGCTTTTGACCTGGGCTTTTCGTGAGCAACAGGTCGAGCGCTTCGTGGCGACAATTCGGGGCGGCACCTATGGGCCCGCGCCGTCGCCGCGATCCAGCACCGCCACCTTGAGCGAGCTGCTCTTGCTCGGCACGCGCGTTGATACCAGCTCGGCAGGGGCGAACTGGCTCGGTGCGCGCTGCCATGATGATGCGCTGACCCTTTATGAAGCCGTGATGGCGCTGCCGGCAGAGGCCTGGGTCGAGGTGATCAAGAACGCCCGGTCGGGCCTTCGGCCATACTGGTATCCCGATGGTGCCGGCCAATGGGTGACGCCGCGCGATAAATGGGGGCAGCCCAAGCTGCTCTATCGCGATCCCGTGCGACAGCGCGACCCGATCGGTGAAGCCCCGCCTGTTCTGATCGGCATTGATCCCGCGCTGGTCGAGGAGGCGCGCGCAACCTATCGCCTCTGGCATACCGCGCTTTGCGAGCTGGTGGGCCTGGTCAATCGCGACCTTGTGTCGTTTCGCGCCCGGTGGCCGGCCGCCTCACCAGAGCCATGGCGCGAGCTTGTGGGAGCGCATATGCAGCGTGGTTGACGTGGAGAGAAAGTTTGACGTAGCTTCACCACAACGAAAAGGGTTCCAAGGCGAGTCGCACAGCGGCCCGCCTTTTCTGTTGCCTTTTCCGCGCCAGCCAAGGTGTTGGCAAACGGTTCCGCGCGGAACCATTTCGGAGGCACCATGACGGGCGTTTCTATCCGATGGGCGGACGATCATCTGCGCCACTATGCCGAGCTGCTAGAGCAGGTGAACCGCGAAAACCCGGTGATCCTGCCGCGCATCGTCAATCAGGTGGGCAACAAGGCCAAGACGATCGTTATCCGCACCCTGACCGCGCAAACCGGTCTGCCGCGCAAGACGATCGTGGCGGCTGTCGGCAATCCGGCAACGGCGCGGGCCAATGGTAGGCTGTCCTACGAGATGACAACCAAGGGCGGCTTCATCCGCCTCAAGTATCTCGCACCCCGCGAAACGCGGCAGGGCGTGGTTGCCAAGCCATTCGGCCAGCCCAAGCTATTCGCGGGGGCGTTCATGCGGGGCGGTCAATGGCCCCGTAGAGTGGCCGTGCCCAAGTTCGGCGGGCATGTCATGCAGCGGCTGGACAAAGCCGGCCGCAAGCTCACCCAGGTGCGCTCGCAGGTCCGCATCCCGCATGAGATGACCGTCGGCGCCACCAAGGCAGCGTTCGAACGCACGGCCGCGCCGCTGCTTCGCGAGCGGGTCGAGGCCATGCTCATCAGACGTTTCGGACGCTGACCCCACCCCCTCGGTCGGGTCCTACCTGGCCCATTCGGCCACGCGGGTCGGCGGACTTGCGGGATTTTTCTAGTGCGCGGCTTTGCAAGAGGTACACGCTTCACACGTGTTGCACGTGTGCATGCACGGAAGGCGACACATGTTGGAAGAATGGATCTCCATCACGGACGCGGCTAAGCGGCTGACCGCAAGCGGCGACGTGGTCGATCGCTCGACCCTGTCGCGATATGTCAGCCAGCACGGCGAGGCTCTCCCGACGAAGCGGGAGGGCAAATCGAACCTGATCGAATTCGGGACACTGGCCCAGCATCGGGCCGAGAATATCCGGCTGCAGCAAACTCGGCGTCCCATGGACGCCGCGCCACCTGCTGCGCTGGATCGTGGGCCGCGTCTGCCAACGCAAATCAGTGCGGCGGCGCGTGACAAAGAGGCGTCAGCAGCGCTGCGCGAGCTAGAGCTTGCGCGCGAGCTGCGCCAGATCACGATCGTGCGCGAAGTTGCGGACGCGGCCCAGACTGCCATCGTGCGCATGCGCGGCGCCTTCGAACGTGCCGTCGAGGGCGAGGCGGCCACGCTGGCACTCAAGCATGGCTGGGATGAACGCAAGGTTCGCCTGGCCCTCAAGACCTTTGCCCAGGCGGGGCTTGAGGTCTTTCATCGTGAAATGCTCGAACGGATCGACGCCATGCAGCGCGCTGATGATACCGGCGAGCCTTACCAGGAAGAATTATCGGTTCTCCAATGAGCTTGCACTTTTCGCTGCGCGAGCAGTTCCCTGCCATGCCACGCGGCGAGCAGGTGCTGTTTGCCGCCTTGGCGAAGGCGAGCAAGCCGATCGAGAACCTGACGATTACCGAATATGCCGAGCGGCACCGCAAGGTATCGCCGGAATCGGGTTCGCCCTGGGCGGGTGATTTCCGCATCAGCCGGACGCCCTACCTGCGCGAGCCGCAGAACTGCCTGCACCCGGATCACCCTGCGCGCCGCGTCACGGCTCGCTGGGCCGCGCAGCTCGGCAAGTCGACGGCGATCGAGAACTGGTTCTGCTTCACGGTCGACCAGGCGCCGGGCTCTATGATGATCGTGCTGCCGACCCTGGAAGAGGCGACCAAGTTCAACCGGGTCAAGCTGCAGCCGACGATCGAGGCCTCGCCCCGCATCGCTCACAAAGTGCGGCCGGTCAGCAGTCGTGACGAACAAGGGTCGACCACAGCGTTCAAGCGCTTTGGCGGCGGCTTCTGCCAGATCGTTAACGCCGGCTCTTCCAAAGGCCTGCAGATGGTCTCGATCAAGAACTTGGCAATGGACGAAGTCACAGGCTATCCGCGCGACGTCGATGGTCGCGGCAGCCCGCGCGACCAGGCGCGCGCCCGCCAAAAAATGTATGGTGACCTTGCAAAGGAATGGGAAGGCTCGACGCCCGGCGAAGTGGGCGAATGCGCCATCACCGAGGATTACGAGGCGGGCGATCAGCGCGAATACTTCGTGCCCTGCCCGCATTGCGGCGACTATCACCCGCTGCGGTTCGAGCAGATGCGGCCGGCCGATGAAGCCTTGAACCTGCCGGTGCATATGCGCTGCCTCGGCTGTGACGGGGTTCTGCTGGACGGCCACAAGGCCGACATGCTCGCTGATGGCGTCTGGATCCCGCTGCGGGTCGCAGACGACGCCGGCGAAAAGGTGCCGACGGTGATCAAGGCGGCCGACCTCGATCAATGGCGCTGCGACCCTTGCGAGGGGCGTTGCCGCGACTGGCAGCCGAGCTATCACCTCTGGGCGGCATACGCGCCCCGCGAACGCTGGTCAGAGATCTGGGACCGCTGGGAAAAGGCGCAGGGTGACACCACCAAGATGCGCACCTTTTCGCAGCAGGATCTGGCTCTGCCCTACGATCCGAGTGGCGAAGCGGTCGACTGGGAAAAGATCGCCGAGGCAGCGCGGTCGGTGCACTACGTTCGCAACTCGGTGCCGGCCGATGCTGGCCTGATCGTCTCGACGGCCGACGTGCAGAGCTACGGCATCAAATGGGCGGCGTGGGCGATCGGCCCGCGCGACCAGATGTATCTGCTCGATCGCGAAGTGTTCGAGGGTGCACCCGACCAGACAGACGAGCCTTGGATCGCCCTGGCGGATGCGCTCGGTCGCACTTATCGGGCTGGTAGCGGAGAGCGCGGCATAGATCTGTCGGGCGTCGACTCCGGCTATGCCACGAACCGGGTCTATCTGTTCACGCGGGCGAGGCCGAACGTGTTCGCCCTCGACGGGCGGCCGCGCAAAGCTGGTGCCGCCTGGCTGGGCAGCCCGACCAAGCAGACGGTCAAAGATCAGCGCGGGCGGGCGATCGCCAAGGCTCTGGTTTACCCGGTCTATGGCCACGACATTAAATCCGCGGTCATGGCGGGCCTCGCCAACCTGGTGGCTGGGCCGAGCAATGTCGGTCAATGGCCGCGCAACACGCTGCACCTGCCGCCCGAACTGGCCGACGAAAACTTCATCAAGGAACTGACGGCCGAAAGGCTGGTGGATCCCGATGAAGAGGCTCGCAACTCGGTGTCGCGCCGGGCGCGAAAGCTGATCAATCCACACGCCCCGCGTGAGTGGAAAAAGATCGTCGGGCGGCAAAACGACTGGCTCGACGTTGCCGTGTACGCCAAGGCGCTTGCCTGGCACCTGCAGGCCCGGATGAAGCTCGACGAGCAACGCTGGGCCGAACTGCTGCTCGCCGTTCATGGCCAGCAGCAGACGCCGGATCTGTTCGATAACGGCGCGAGCCCGTTCGAGCCCAAGCCGGTTGAAGAAACCACGACAAAGCCGGTCATCGCTAAGAGCGAGTGGCTCTAAAGGATTTTGGACCATGACGATCGAGGAAAGGATCGCTGCCCTTGAGGAAGCGATCGCCAGCGGCGTGCGCAAGGTGGTGACCCAGTCGAACGGCGTCCGCACCGAAATCGAATACCAGTCGACCGACCAGATGGAACGGGCACTGGCGAAGCTCAAGGCGCAGCAGAGCAAGGGGCCGCGCATCATCCTGGCGGGGTTCTGATGGATATCAAGCTCAACATGCTCGACCGGGCGATCGGCTACCTCGATCCGGCACGGGCGGTAAAGCGAGTCGCCCGCCGCGCGATGATGGCCGAGTTTCAGCGCGGCTATGAGGGCGCCGATCGCGGCCGTTTCAAAGGTGGCTGGCGAACGCGGGCGACGTCGGCAGACACCGAGATCGCAGTGGATGGCCAACTGCTGCGGGATCGCATGCGCGACCTTGTGCGGAACAAGCCGCTCGCTGCCAGTGCTGTCGGAAAGATGGTCACCCACGCCGTCGGTGACGGCATCGTGCCGGTGTTCAAGGATCCCAAGATCAAGGAAGTTTTCGAACGCTGGGCCAAGCGTGTGAACTTCTATGGCGTGCAGGCACTCGCCGTTCGGGAAATGATCGAGGGTGGCGAGGGGCTGGTACGGCGCGAATGGCTGAAGTTCGGTTCGGCCGAGGTGCCCCTGCAATTGCAGGTGCTGGAAGCTGACCAGATCGACAGCCGTAAGGATGCCAGCTTCGGCGGCGCAGGTCAGCACGCGATCCAAGGGATCGAGATCGAGGGCGGCCGCCCCAAGGCCTATTGGCTGTTCAAGGATCACCCCGGCAGCAGGCTGCTCGGCGGCATGGGCTCCCTAGTGTCAACCGCCGTGCCTGCCAGCGAGATCGCGCACGTGTTCGAAAAGCAGCGCACACAGGTGCGTGGCGTTCCTTGGGGGACGCCGGCGATTGCCAACCTGCACGACCTCGAAGAGTACCGCGCCGCCGAGCGGATGCGGAAGAGACTCGAGGCGTGCCTAGTCGGCGTGATGACTGGTGGCGAGGCAGACGACGCGATCGGCCTTCCCATGGCGAAGGGGCAAGAGCCGGGCATCTACGACGTGCACGGCCAGCGGGTGGAAAAGTTCGCGCCCGGTATGTTCTACAACGCTATCGGCGGCCGCGACGTGAAGTTCACGCAACCGGCCGTCACCGGTGACTATCCGAGCTATGTCGAGTCCGAAGAGCATGCGATCGCCGCAGGCTTTCGGATGCCGCATTTCATTTTGACCGGCCGCCTCGACAAGGTGAACTATTCGTCGAGCAAAGTCGGGATTGAGGTTTTCAAGCGCGAGATCTCGCAGCTGCAATGGCTGTCGATCATCCCGATGCTTTGTGAGCCAATGATCGGCTGGTTTCTTGAAGCGGCTTGGCTCGCGGGGGCGATCGACAGCCCTGACGCCAGCTACAGCTGGGTTCCACCTCGGTTCTATTCGGCCGACCCGATGCGCGACCTAAACGCCCAGAAAGGCGAGGTACGTGCGGGCTTCAAGTCCTGGTCGGCGGCTGTCGCCGAGCGGGGCGAGGATCCAGAGGCGACAGCGCAGCAGCTCGCCGATGACAACAAGCGGTTCGACAAGCTCGGCCTGGTGCTGGACGTCGATCCTCGGACCATGTCGCAGGCAGGGCAGTTGCAGAAACCGCCTTCAGCGCCGTCCGATAACTCAAAGGAAAACGAAGAATGACGCTGACTTCGCTGCCTATGCAGGTGCGCGCGTTCGCCAGCACCAACCAGGTCGACCCCGAAAAGCGGACGGTCGAAGTGGTTTTCGCCACGGAAACGCCGGTTCGCCGGCGCCGCTATGAAGGCTGGGAAAGGATCATCGACTTTGACGAGATCCTGACCGTCAGCAAAGCGGCGATCGACTTCACCCGCCTCAATGCGGGGGCGCCGGTTCTCGACAGTCATGCCCGGTTCTCGACCAGCAGCCAGCGTGGCGTGGTCGAAAAGGCATGGATCGATGGCGCCGAGGCCCGTGCACTGCTGCGCTTTCCGGCTGCCGGCCTTGACCCAGAGGCCGATCGGCTCTTCGGCCTGATCGCCGACGGCATCGTGCGGAATGTGTCGGCCGGCTACACCCTGCAGAAAATCAAGATCGTCGAACCTGAAAAACGCGGCGACGTGCAGAAAGTCATCGCGCAGCGCTGGACGCCTACCGAGATCTCATTTGTCACAGTGCCGGCCGACCACGCCTCGGGCGTGCGAGCTGACGACGACAAGCAGCTCTTCGACGTCGAGTTTGACACCAACGGCGCTGCGACGGCTGCGGCCCGCATGCGCATGCGGCAGGCCCAGTTCACGGCCTGACGCAAAGAAGCAACCGCCTGCGCCATCGGGGCAGCAGGATGCCGGTCATATGCCCCGATAACCCACATTGGAGATTGGTATGAAAACCAAGACTTTCTTGGCGGTGGGCCTGATGCTGGCCGTCGCCTTCCTCGCCGTGACCACTCTGTTGCCCGACGCCGTCGGCGCAACCCACCTCACGGCAGGCGTCGGGCATATTCTTAGTGACGCCTTCACCAGCGTTCCGCACGTTCTCGCATCGATCCCGCTGGCGGTGATGCGCACCAATCTGACCGAGCTGCAGACCAAGGCCACTGCGAAGATCGGCGAGCTGGTCGACGGCCTTGAGGCTGAAAAGGTCCGGATGATCGAGGGCGAGCACGAATCCCTGCTCGGTCAGATCCGCACGCTTTCCATGGAGATCAAGCAGCGCGAGGCTGCTGGCGAAACCGATGTCGATCCGGCAAATGTCGTGACGCCGCCGAATGCCGATGCGACCCGCGCGGCCGAAACGACTCGCGTCACCACGATCATGGATCTGGCCACGCGCGCCGGCCGTACCGATCTGACCCGTGCCGCTATCGACGGTAACGTGTCGGTCGACGCGTTCCGCGCCCAGCTGTTCGACCAGCTGGTCGGCACTCAGGCACCGGTCAATGGCAATACCCGTATTCAGATCGGCACCGATGCGACCGAGACCACCCGCGCCGCGATGACCGAGGCTCTGTCGTATGGGCTGGGCATTCGCGTTCCCGACGCCGGCCCGTCGGAAGCCGCCCGCCAGTTCATGGGCCGGGGCCTGATCGACCTGGCAGCGGAAAGCATCAGCTACCGTGGCGGTCGAATCCTCAATGCCCGCCAGATCGATGAGATCCTGACCCGCGCTTCGCACGCGACTTCGGACTTTCCGGCCATCTTCGAAAACGCCCTTAACCGCACGCTTGAAGGTCGCTACGCCCTGGCGCAACCGACCTTCAAGGCCTTTGCCCGTCAGCGTAACTATCGCGATTTCCGCCCGCACACTTCGGTGAGCGTCGGTGACTTCCCGATGCTGCAGAAGGTGCTGGAGACCGGCGAGATCAAAGCGGGCACGTTTGGTGAAGGCAAGGAAACCACTCAGGCCTTCAGCTATGCCCGGCGCATCCAGATCAGCCGTCCGATGCTGATCAATGACGATCTCGGTGCGATCGCGGATCTGCTGTCGAGCTACGGGGCGACCGTAGCGCTGTTCGAGGAAATCACGTTCTACTCGCTGGCCTTCAACGGCAAGCTCGCCGACGGCAAGACCGTGTTCCATGCCGATCACAATAACCTGGCTGGCGCCGGCACCGTGATCGACGTCGACAATGTGGGCAAGGGTCGCGCGGCCATGGGCAAGCAGAAGTCGAAAGACGACAACCCGCTGCTCGCTAACAGCCCGCGTTTCCTGCTCACCGGGCCCGACAAGTCGACCGAGGCCGAGAAGCTGCTGGCAACGATCACCCCGGCCACGGCCAGTGCGGTGAATCCGTTCTCGGGCAAGCTGGTGCCGATCGAGACCGGCCAGATCAGTGGCAATGCCTGGCACCTGATCGGCGCGCCGGACATGGGCAGCAACTGGCGCTGGGGATACCTTGAAGGCTACGAAGCGCCGCGCGTGCGGATGGAAGAGCCCTTCGGCACCCAGGGATTTGGCATGTCCGTCGAGCACGATTTCGGGGCCGGCGCGACCGACTTCCGTTTTGCCTGGAAAAACCCCGGCGCCTAGGCCGTCCCTCGATCGACTAGATCAATCCGACCTGCGCTCTGCCGGGTGAAGCACCGGCAGAGCGCTACGCGTTTCACCTTTCAACCGATCCAAGGGGATCAGAATGAAGAACTTCCTTTCGAGCGGCGCCACGATCACGCAAACGTCGGCGGGCGCCAAGAAATCTGGCACGCCTTATGTTGCCGGCGAACTGGTCGGCGTGGCCGGTCACGACGCGGCCACAAACGAACCTGTGGTCCTGCACCTGGTCGGCGAATACCAGCTGCCCAAGGCCACCGGGCAGGCATGGGCAATCGGCGCCAAGCTCTACTGGGATGCTGGCAACGCCGTTTGCACCACTGCCGATGGGTCGGGCGCGAACAAGGCAATCGGCCATGCGACCGAGGCCGCAATCAACGCCGATGCGGTTGGTACGGTCCGGCTGTCCAACTAAGCCATGGCGAACTGGACCTATCTGACAGCCATGGCGACCCGAACGGCCGACAGACTGTTCGGGGAGCCGGTTCGCCTTTCCTTTCTCAAGGGCGGGCAGGAAGACCCGGCTCGTCCTCTCGTGGAGCTGCGGGGGCAATTGCACCTGCCCGGCGAAAGCGACGTAACCCCGTCGCGCAGCAATTCGTCATTCACCACGCAATTGGTCGGCGGCACTGGCCTGCTGATCATCCAGAAAGCAGTTTTCGCCGGCGAGCTGCGGCAGGGCGACAAGGTTCGCGCCGACGCTCGCGATGGCCAGCCGTGGTTTGAAATTCTCTCGGTCGACGCCAATGGCGCCGCCCAGATCGTCGCCCAGATCTCGCTGTCGACCAAAGCGAGGCCTCTCCCCTAGCCCGCTGTCTCGATCGAGGTTTCCATGCTGACACGGATTGCACTTCGCGTTGCGGTGCAGGAAGCCCTGCGCGGCGCCACCCTGGCGGGTGACAATGTGCTGGACAGTCAGTTTACCGCACTTGATCTCGATGCCGACGGCGCGCTGCGAACCGATCAGGATCGGCCCTTTATCTCGGTTTACACCGATGGCGGGCGTATTGGCTCCGGCAACGGATTTCTGTCGCTGTTCGGCGACGACCCGACGGTCGAGCTGGTGATTGAGGCGGGGATCTCGGCCGCGATGTTCGAAGAAGATCCCGACACAGGGGTGACCAGCATCATCGGCGTGGGGTTGCCCGATACCGATGCGAACATGGAGCTGACGCTGGATCTTATGATGCGGCAGGTTGCCGACGCCCTGGTCGCGCCGGGCAGCCCTTGGGCAGACCTGGCGCGGGAGCTGCTCGGCAACGTTTCCGGCATTGAACGGTCCCGCATTGGCCAAAAGCAGAACGGCACGCGGGTAGCTGCGCAGGAAGTCCGGATCACAGCGAGCCTGCTCGCAGATCCTGTCAAGGGCGCCGACCTGGCTGGCTCCATCTACGTCAAATTTCTAGAGGCACTGGCGGCCAGTTCCGACGCCCGGCTGCACAAGGTTCAACAGGCGTTCGAAACCGCGCTGACGGGCACGGCTGCGGATTGGGATCTGGTGCAGCGCGAGCTGGGGCTAACGGTTGGCCAGTCGATCGCTCTCGGCGGGCGCCCGCTTGCGACCTCGGCCGGCGAGGAACCGGCGAGCTTCGAATCCATCACGATCGAGGTTGATCCATGATCTCGGAAATCATCGCGCAGCGGGCCGATATCGAGCAGCTCAAAACGCTGTTCGGCCGCGCGCTGCGCGTCGGGCCGGTGGCCATTGTCGATCCGGTGAAGGGCTTCCGGATCAAGCTGGGCGACGGGCCTGACGGTCAACCGTATCTGTCGCCGTACTATCCGCATCCGGAATCGGGCGGCGCGACGTCGACATGGGCGCCGTTGAGCGAGGGGCAGATCGTCGGGGTGATCAACCCTGGCGGCGACCCCCGGCGCGGGGTGCTGCTGCGCGGCGGCTTTTCCAATGCCAATCCGCCACCCAGCCAGCGCCTTGACGAAAACAAGCTGCAGTTCGGCGGGGTGACGATCACCATCGGCAAGGGTGGTGCCGTCACGATCGACGCCGTGACCAATGTCCTGGTCAACGCACCCAAGATCGAACTGGGCGGCGCAGGCGGCAAGAAAGTCGCCCGCATCGGCGACAAGGTGAATGTTGCGTCGGGATCCTCGGCAGGGCTGTGGCCGATCGTCGAAGGATCCGACGTCGTTTCTGCAATCTAGGAAAGAGACTGATGAAAAAGCTCTACCTGGTGGCGCCGGGCGTCACCGAAATCAATGGCGTGCCAGTGCCCAGCAACCGCCGCGTGTCGCTGACCGATGCCGAGGCGCTCTATGACCTGGGCCACGGTCGGCTGACGCCGGCGCCGCCGCGAGAAACCACGCGGCGCAAGGCTCCGAAATGAGCGGCATCGATCGGCACACCGGCAAGCTGGTCGACGGCTACACCTCCGCCCTGCAATCGGTCGAGGTGATCTTTTCCACCCGGATCGGCGAGCGCGTCATGCGTCGACATTTCGGCGCGGGCCTCGCCGAGCTGCTCGGGCGTGCGACGACGCCGGCGCTGTTCGCCGCGTGGAAAACGCTGATCGCCGTCGGCATTGACCTCTGGGAACCGCGCCTGCGGGTGCGGGCCGTTCTGGTGTCGGCCACGCCCGGCGAACTGCGACTGGGCCGGGCCGGTATTCAAGTGCAGGTCGACTGGCGCCCTCGGGCACTCGCCGGCGACTTCTCCGTAGCAAGCACGCGCAGTTTCACCATTCGGATGGGCGAGCGCGTAACGATAACTTAGGGGTGCCTAGAATGGCCGAGCTGCCCGCCGAACTTGCGAACCTGCCCCTGCCGGTGATTATCGAGCAGATCAGCTATGAGGCCCGTTACGCGGCCTTTCGCACACAGTTGGTGGCGCTCTTCGCTGCGGCCGGGATCGACTATGACGTCGAGGATCTCGAAACCGATCCCGCGCAGATCCTGCTGCAGACGGCCAGCTACATCGATCTGATGTTGCGGCAGCGCATCAATGAGGCGATCAGGGCAAACCTGTTGGCGTTTGCCAACGGCAGCGATCTTGATCACCTCGCCCAGTTTTATGATGTCGCGCGGTTGACCGGCGAAGCGGACCCAGCACTCCGTGTTCGCGTCGTACTGGCGATCCGCGGTCGATCGACGGGCGGCACCGAGCCTCGCTATCGTTCGGTCGCTCTCGGCGCGGATCCACGCGTTGCCGATGCGGCCGTTTATACCGTCGGCCGTGATCCCACCGTGCATGTGGCTGTGTTCTCGACCGACAACGCCGGCGTTGCCGATGCCGCACTGCTCGCCAAGGTGGACGCCGCATTGCAGGCGCCAGCGGTGCGCATGGTCAATGACCGGATCGTCGTCGCAGCCGCCTCACGTGTGGCTATGCCGGTGACCGCAAATGTCTGGCTATTGCCGGAAACCTCGGCGTCGATCGTCGAGCAGATGAAGGCAAAGCTAACAGCCGCATGGATCGCCCAGATGGGCTTGGGCCGTGACGTTACCCGCTCCTGGCTGATCGCCAACCTGATGATCGACGGCGTGCAGAAAGTCGAAATCCTCGCGCCGAGCGCAGATGCCGTGGTGCCATTCAACCAGGCGGCGGCGCTCGGCGTGATCACCCTCAACACGATTGGCAGAGCATACTGATGCTAAGCGATTTGCTGCCGGGAAATGCAACGGCATGGGAACGGGCCGTTGGTGAGGCGCTCGACACCAATGGTTCGGTATCGCCGGCGATCGTCGCCATTCGGGGCACCAAGCTCCTGGCGCCGCCACCGTCGTTTCTGCCGTTCCTGGTCTATGAATATGGGCTGGGCGAGCTGACGCCCTATGTGCCCAATCTCTATGAGCTGATCGCCGAGGGGATCGACTGGCAGCGTGTGCGCGGCACGTCGGCCGCAATCGACCTCGCCCTGGCGTGGCTCGGATATGCCGGCGACGTCGTCGAGGCCAGCTCTCGGCGGCGGTTCTGGAACCTGTTTCAGCTTCATCTGGATCGGGTTCGCGACGCGCGCGCGGATCTCGAACGCATCGCCGGCGTGGCGGGGCTATCGGTGCCGAGCCGCTCGGTATTCTGGCGGGGCTATCATGGCCTGAATATCCAGCCGTTGACGTTCTCTCACGGTTCGTGGGGTGAGACTCATTTCGGTGAGTTCTCGGGGCGTCGGCTAAAGGAGGGCGGCCCGCTCTGGTCTTTCGGCCGGGCTTATGAAGTCGACCGCACGCTGCTCGAGGCGGATCTGATCGAACTGGGCGTGTGGCTAGATCCGGTCGAGGATGAAGATCTGGGGTGGGGCGATTTCACCTGGGACAGCACCGAGGCCAGCTGGGAATCGAGCGCGGTTCGAGCGCGGTCGGAAGCGATGGCCTCGGGGGTCATGGGGCGCCGGATCTGGTTCGCGTTCTTCGACGATGCTGGCGAGGTGATCGGCTATCGCCGCGCTCGCATCGGCCGTGTCGTCGCGCCCGCTGCGGGCGGCCCTTACCGCGTCGGTGGTGCCGACTATGCGCCTGTCGGCGTGGCTGACACACGGATCTATGCCGAATGCCAGACCGATTTCGGCGACGGTGACGGCAACGTCGCCGCATCTTTTGGCCTGGTGTTCGACGCCGTGCCTGCGGATCTCGCCAAACCCGGCCTCATGTGGCTGGCGCCTGATGAGATCTCAGGCGGCACCGAGCCGGTGGCCGTCTCATCGATCGATATCGCCTTTGGCGAAACCATTCGCGAGCGCGTCAAAGTGCTCCTGCGCTTCTAGGGATACACAACATGGCATTTGAAGTTCCCGGCGTGCCTGCGGCTTATGACCGTGGGCCGAGCCGCCTCGGCACGTCCGCCGTCATCTTTCGCGAGGGCGAGCAGTTCTATGCCCAGGCTGCGGATATCAACGAAGGTTTCACGCTCGCTCGCCTGCGTGGCCAGCGGATTGCCGACCGCATGATAAAGGATGGCGACCGGATCGAAGGCGCTGACGTCAATGTCGATTTTGAAAATGGCATTGTGCATGTCTTCCCCGGTCGGATCTACATCGAGGGCGATATCTATCCGGTCGAGGAAGCCTTTCTCGCCGACGTGCCCATGAGTGGCGAGGTGACGATCGGCGTGCGGGTTATCCGCACGATCGTTACCGAGATCGAGGATCCAAGTCTTAACGGCCTGCATCCCGGTTCTGCCGGTGAAGGCGAGCCGGGCGCCGCGCGGCAGGAAGTTTCGCTCAGTTGGGGCTTTTCCGGCGACGGCCAGCAGGGCGATCTGTATTCGGTCTATCGCCTGCTCGATGGCACGGTCATTACCCAGGTGGCGCCGCCTGCATTGTCGGGCATCATGGCCCAGATCGCGCCGTACGACTTCGATCTGAACGGCCACTATATCGCGGATGGCTGCGAAGTGACGGCGCTCGGCCTGGTCGGTGCCGACCAGGTGTTTTCAATCAACGCCGGCACAGCGAACATCCTCGGCTACAAGCGGACCCGAGAAACTGCTTTCACAATGCTTGTGGCCGAGGATCCGTCGATCGAACTGATCTCCGGCGAAACTCACAGTTTCAGCGGCGCCACCGGCACCTCGACTACGGTCGCGGTCAATCGTGGCCCGATCGCAGCGCTTAACTTTGCAGTCGTGGTCAAGCGCGCCGTCGAAACAGTGGTGCGCGGCGCTTCGCCTGGCGGGATCGACGCCCTGCTTATGGCCGGGGCGTTCGAGATCGAAAGCGTCGTGCAGGGCGCGACGACGTTCGATCCGTCGACCTATTCGCTTGCTGGCAATGGCGTGAGCTGGGGCCCGGTCGGGGCCGAACCGATCGGCGCCTCAACCTACACCGTGACCTACCTCTACAACGTGTCGGTGCTCGACACCGCCACCCATACGGCCACTCATGTGACTGTGCAGGGCGGCGTCAACGGCAAGCCGATTATTCTTGGCTATAATTCGAAGCTGCCCCGCATTGATCTGATCTGCCTCGATATTGCCGGGCGCCCGGCGTGCGTTAAAGGCGTGTCGGCCCGACGTGGGGCGCTGCCTCCAACGGTGCCCGGGAACCTGCTCAAGCTGGCCGAGGTGCACAACAGCTGGTTCGGCGCTCCGGTCATCGTCAACAACGGCACTCGCAATGTCACCCAGGACGATCATCGGCGCTACTATGCCCTGTTGATCAGGTTGGCCGAGCAGCTTGACCGTTGGGCCCTGTCGGCGAACGAAGTGCGCCTTTCGGGGACACCCGTTTCGAAGCGTGGGATCTTCACCGATACATTCGTGGATGACTACTTTCGCGACCCTGGCGCACCCCAGTCTGCAGCGGTCAATCGTGGCGTGCTGCAACTGGCGATCGACAGTGTGCTGCTCGATGTGGTGCTGGGCGACGTGATCACCCTGCCCTATGTGGAAGAGATCGTCGTATCGCAGCTGCAGCGCACCAACGTGGCGCTGATCAATCCGTACGACAACTTCATTCCCATGCCTGCGGGGATGAAGATTGAGCCGGCAGCATACTTCTGGACGGAACGTGCGGTCGAGTGGACCTCGCCGGTGACCCAGGAGTTCACGGCGGCGCCAAACGTACCCCCGGGCCTGACAGCTTTCGACGAGGTCGCAGCAACCCGGCAAGAAGCTGCCCGGGTTCTCGCTCAGATCGACGTTGCAGTAACGCTTGCGGGCTTCGGGGTCGGCGAGAACCTTGCCACGTTGACCTTTGACGGCCGGAACGTGAAACCTGCCGGCACTCAGACAGCCGACGCCAATGGCGAAATCTCGCTGACCTTCGCCATCCCGGCGAATGTGCCCGTGGGTCGCAGACTGGTCCGGGCCACCGGGGCGGCCGGCAGTTTCGCGGAAGCGATCTTTGTCGGCGAAGGGCAAGTCGACGTCGCAATCATGCGGCGCGTAACGCTTGTGACCCGGGCCGCGCCGCCGCCAGTGGTGGTGGTCAACAACACGATCGTCAACAACGTCACGCAGGTGATCAACCAGGTCACCAACCCCAACACAAGGGGTGGCAACGACCCGCTCGCGCAGACTTTTCGCGTGGCTTCGCCGAGGTTCGTCGTCGGCGTCAACTTCTGGATTGAGGCGGTAGGATCGCCCCAAAACGCCGTGCGCGTGCAGTTGGCGAGCACGGCAAACGGGTTTCCCACCACCGACGTCTTGGCGGAGGCGTTCGTTTCGATGGCTACGGTCGAGGCCGGCGACAAGATCGAGGCGCGGTTTGCGGCCCCGGTCTATCTCGACCCGATGAAGCTATACTGCTTTGTCATGCTGACTTCGGACGGCGAGCACGCTGTTTCCACCTCGCGCCTCGGCGACGTGTTTGGATCCGGCGCCAGTCAGGAACGGGTGTCGTCGCAGCCGTACACGATCGGCGACATGTTCAGTTCGTCGAACCGGATGAGTTGGCAGGTGCATCCGGACGAGGATATCGCCTTTGAAATCGTTGGCGCCAAATTCACGTCGACCAGTCGGCAGGTGAACCTTTGGACCGGCGAACTCGACCAGGTCAGCGACTTCCTGGTGCGGGGCGCTATCGAGATTCCGTCACAAGATGCGGGGTTTCGATACGAACTGGTACGGGCCGACAACTCGATCATCCCGCTGGCAGCGGGCCAGTCGCATGAGTTTTCGGAATATGTTTCGGAGATCGTGACTTTGCGTGCCGTGCTGGCTGGCACGGAAACAATCTCGCCGGTTCTCTATCCGGGGACGATGATCGCGGGTGGCCGGATCCGGGCAAGCGGCACCTATGTGTCGCGCGCCTTTGAAATCGGCGTCAGCAAGACCGTGGCTGCCCTGTTCTCAGCGTTCCTGGGGGCTGGTGGCACCGTCAAGGTAGAAGTCGACAAAGGCGATGGTGACTGGACCGAGCTGGATCTCGACAGCACGCATACCCTCGGTGAGGGCTGGGTCGAGCCCAAGTATGAGCTGGCGAGCTATTCGGCGGCCGAAGGACGCTTGCGCGTCACAATGACCGGTGGGCCTGACAAGCGCACTTCCATTGCCGCTTTGCGCGGCTATTCCGTCTAAACCAGGAGTCAGAGCGAATGGCGACGACAACGCCCAATCGCGGCTATCAGCTGCCTGCCGCTGGCAGCAAACTCAAAGACGACGTTCTGCGCCTGATCGCCGCCCTGAGCAGCATTGACGCCGACGTCGCCGCATTGCTGACAGCCATGGCCGACAAAACCAACGTCGGCCATGATCACGGGATGGGCGATATCACGGGCCTGGTGGCAGCCCTCGATGCGAAGCTGGATGCCGGCTTCCACGATGCGCTGGAAAACCTCAGCGACGTTGACGTCGCTGGGGTGGCGAACGGCATGGCACTCTTGCGGCAGGCCAGCAAATGGATCCCCGTCGCCCTGCAGATCAACAACATCGCGGGGCTTGAGACCGCGTTGAACTCGAAAGCCACCCAGGCCAGCGTGACGGCCGCAATCAATACGCTGATCGGGGCGGCGCCGGGGGCCCTCGACACGCTCAAGGAACTGTCGGATGCGATCGGCGCAGACCCCAACTTTGCCTCGACCATGGCGACCGCACTGGGGAGCCGGCTTCGCGTGGATGCGGCGCAGGCGCTTACGGAACCCCAGAAGACGCAAGGCCGCGCCAACCTGGGCGTCAGCGACCTCGCAACAAGTATTGCGGCGGGTTCTGACGCCGCATTTGGCGATGGCGATGAATTGGTCGCGCGCAAGGCCGATGGCTCAATAGTTCGGCGGGCGTGGTTGGCCACGAAGTCGGCGGTGTGGACCGCGCTCGGCGCTCTCATCGCAGGTGGAACGGCCAAGGCCACCCCCGTTGACGGCGACATGATCGCCATTGCCGACAGCGCGGCCAGCAACGCCACCAAGAAGGTCACGCTCACGAGTCTATGGGCGAATTATCTCAAGGCAAAAACTGATGCTCTTTACCTCGCGCTGGTCTCTCCCGGATCGTCCGGCAACGTATTGACCAGCAACGGTTCGGCGTGGGTGTCGAGCGCGCCAGCGGCAAGTGGTCAACCGATCCCGACAAGCAGCACATTTGCAGTTGGGACGATGGTGATTGGTGCATCCACAGCAGCGTCCACCGTGGACGGCGCAACAGTAGCCGGAAGCATATTTTTCCTAGTCCAACTGATCCAAGGCAATCCGGGCCAAGTCACGTCAGGCGGGTATGTGAACTACGGCACTTGGAAGAATATCAGCGGCACAACTGTACCAGCAAATCGTCACGCTTACTGGGTGAGGGTAGCATGAAGTTAGTCAATATCATTTCCGCGACCGCGACCGCTGTTGCTGGCGCTTTCGACCTCCAGATTGTCGCTGATTTGGGTGATGGTGAGAAAGAGTACCCTTTCACCTATTCGCCTGACGATCAGCACGGCCTCGGCCCGCAGGTTGGCGCGTGGCTGGCGGCGCATCCCGGCTTCCCGATTGCCGAGTACGTGCCACCGCCCGAGCCCTTCCGCCCGCTCTCCCGCCCCGCGTTCCTGTTCATGATGGAGAAGATCGGCGTCACCGAGGCATTTGTGGAAACCCTGATCGACGCTATGCCGGACGGCACCGAGCAGGAAGCCGACGCCAAAGCGCTCGCTCGGATCGTCTTCCGCAACCAGCAGACGTTCAGCCGCGACAACCAGCTTCTTGCCAGTCTCGCGGCAGCGGCCGGCGTCTCCTCGGCCACCGTGGATACCGCCTGGCGTGCGGCCGAGCAAATCGTCTGGTGATGTCGTGAGCAGTTTCACCGAACCACTGGTGATCACACCAGACGCAAAAGGGCGCTACCGAACGGAGCGCCCTTTTTCTTTTGATCTCGGCGTCAAAGGGTCGGGCCTGCGCCTGACCGTGCCGGCAGGCTTTGTGACTGACTTGGCCTCGGTGCCCCGCTGGCTTTGGTGGCTCTTACCGCCCTTCCATCCGCAATATGCGGCGGCAGCAGTACTGCACGACTATCTGCGCAGTTGGGTGGGGTTTGATCCCCTGACAGCGCACACGACCTTTCTCGACGCCCTGACGATCCTCGGCGTCGAGCGTTGGAAGGCGGTGGCCATGTTTCTGGCCGTCGTCGTTTTCGACAGCGCGCGGCGCTGAACCTTCACCACCACCAAAGGAGACCACCCGATGACCGCACCGGTTTTCGGCATGACTTTCTCGCGCCCCGAAAACGAGGCGTTGCCAGCACTGGGGGCCGATTTCTCGAAAGCCCTGGTGATCGAGACCTCGGAAGATGCTGATGCCGGCACCTATCCGCTCAATACGGCGGTGCGGATCTCGACCAGCGATGCGGACAAGATCGCTGACCTGGGCACGGGCCTGCTGGCCGATGCCGTCAAGGCGATCGCGGCCCAGCTGGGCGGACTCAACAGCGGCGCCGACGTGACCGTGATCCGCGTCAAGGAAGAGGCCACTGTGGCGCTCACGGTGGCCAATATCGTGACGGCGCTTTCGCCCACGTCGATCGCCGCCATTGCCTCGGCCACGGGCGCCACGCCGCGCCTGATCTGGGTTGGCCGCACCAGTTGGCAATCGGCACCCGAAACGCCGAACCCGATCTGGGCCGCCCTGCCGGTTGCCTGCGAAAAGCTGCTTGCGGTCGCCGTTGTCGACGTCGACCCGACCGACAAGGCCAAGGCGATCACCCAGCGCGAGGCGTTCAACTCCGAACGCGTCCTGCCGATCGGTGTGGCCGCCCGTGTCTACGAGGGTGTGACGCTGGTCACCCGCGCCATGGGGCCGCGCATTCTTGGCCTGATGATCCGCGTCGATAACCTCTTCGAAGGCAAGCCCTTCAACCCCTTCGCCAACCGGCCGGTGATGGGCCTGTCTGGAGTATCGCGCAAGATCCCGTTCTCGTTGCTCGACGGCTCGACCGAGGGCCAGCAGATGCTGGAAAGCGAGGTGTCGATCGTCGTTCAGGGCGAAACGGGGGTCGACGGCGCCGTTGCCGATGGCGGGTTCGTTTTCGTCGGCACCGATAACACCACCACCGGTGAGCTTTGGAAGCAGATCCACCAGGTGCGCGGCGCCGACTATCTGACGGTCAAGATTATGGAGATCACCCGCCAGTTTCTCGGCAAGAAGATCTCGGCGGATTCGGTCGAGGCGTGGATCAACTCGATCAAGTTCATGCTGCGCGACCACAAGGTCGACCAGGATATCATCGGCTATGACGTCGCCTTCCGCGCCGACAAGAACAGCCCCGAAAGCATTCGCCTCGGCCACCTGACGGTCAACCTGGGCATCGAACCGGTGCCGGCCTTCAAGCTCGCCAATCACGAAGTGGCGCGCTTCCGCCCCGCGCTCGATGCCCTGGTCGGCGAGATCATCGCCCGGCTGAATTCGGTCGCCTAAGCGCCGGCACAACCCTTGCCGGCCTGCGGATCCGCAGGCTGGCCTGCACCCGTTCATGACATGAGGACTTTCAAATGCAGCCGCTCTATCAGCTGACTGCCGTCGACGTGCGCCGGGCCGAAGAGGCCGGCACTTCGCGCGCCACCGTGATTTCCAAGCTGGCCCTGCCGGGCCTGACTTTTGCCGGCGCCGAGCATTCGCCCGGTGGCGGCGTGATGGCCGTCAAGTTCACCCAGCCCCGGCTTGAGGTGATCGAGCCCAAGTTTGAGGTGAAGGGCCTCGACCTCGACGTGTTCCGGGGCCTCGGGGTGCGCGACCGCTGGGTGTTTGCGGCGGCCTACCGCGAGAAGAAGCCGGGCGGCGGATCGACCGTCGGCGCTCGCGCCGTGATCGAGGGCGCGATCTCGGTCTGGGAACCGGACGAAAGCGACCCGGCCGATTTTCAGGGCTGCAACCACACCTTTTCCGAGGTGACGCATTACGAGCTGACCCTGGGCGACCAGGAACTGTTCTATGTGGATTTCTTCGAGCGGGTGCTGCGCGTCAACGGCGTGGACATGTTCGAGGAAGAGCGCCGGGCACTGGGGGCATAGACATGAAGACGGTAACTGTACCGCTGACCGAAAAGGTCGAGCACGAAGGCAAATCCTACACCGAGCTGACATTCCGCCGCATGAAGGCGCGTGACGCTTTGACGGCCGAAGGCGAGGAAAGCCAGATCATGGCGGGCTATAAGCTCTTCGCTGCGCTCGCCGACGTGCCCGTCGAGGTTATCCTTGAGCTGGAAATGGTCGACCTCGCAAAGATTGGCGAAGAGGTCGCCCCTATGATGGGAAAGCTGCCGGCCAGCGTCATGGCGGCGAGCTAGTGGGCGGCACCGCCATACCCTGGCGCGACGTGATCCTGGCTGTTGCTCGCCACACCCACACTTCGATCGACCAGGTCGAGGATTGGGAAATCGACAAGCTGATAAGTTATTCAAAGAGCCTCGGCCGCCAACTCAAACGCGAGCGGCCGAGAAATTCGTAGTTACTTCGCAGCAGGCAGCGCGAGCAGCATGCCGCCGAAAACGGCGTCATAGGCGCCGCCTTTGAACGTCAGGCTTATGCGCTCGCCATCTTCAATCGACAGGGCCCGCACAACGAAGCTCGACCCGTCAAGCTGCGCTCCCCCAGCCAAGAGGGGAATGTCTGTACCACTATCAGCGCGCAGCCGGTACATCACCGGCTGCACGTCGTCGATCGCGAGCATGTAGTTGACCTCCTGCATGCTCGCTTCGAGCTGTCGGAAACCCCTGCCAGTATTCAGCTGCACCGCATGCGTGAAGCCGGGCAGAAGGGGGTTGGCCGTTGCCCAAACATAGAGGGCGAAAGGATCGCTGCTGCTCCCTGGTTCGCCAACTTGGACTGGAATTTCGCCTTCGACCGTAATGGTCACTTTCGAACTATCGGCGACCAGGTTGTAGTCCTCGACTTTAAGGGCGGCCTCAACAATGTCCTGCACCTTGTCGAGCTGGCCGCGCATTTCGTCATCTAGTGCTCCGAAATTCTCAAATCTGGCGATGAACCGTACGGTCACATCGTCGCCAGCAAGAGCCTTCTGCAAATCGGCCGTGCTGACCCTGACTTCTACGTCTTGCGCTTTGCAGCCGGCCAGCAACGCCGCCACAGCGAACATCACAAACAGTTTTCTCATTGGTCCCTCCAGTCGTTCGCCAAAAATGGCGATACGGCGGCGAAAGTCCAGTGCCCAGAGGTGCATGAATGGCCGTCATAACTTCCAAGCTCATCGTGGCGCTCGTCGATCATCTCACCGCGCCGGCGCGCGGCGTCGCGCAGGTTGTGAAAAGCCTGCAGGCGCAGTCTCGGGCAAATGCCATGCAGATGAACGAGATGCGCGGCAGGATGATTGACGCCGCCACAGCCGCCTATGCGCTCGGCAAGGCTTTAGCAGATCCCATCGGCAAGGCCGTTGCCTTCGAAAGCGCCATGGCAGACGTCGCCAAGGTTTCAGATTTCAGCGATATCGGCCTGGCTCGGTTCGGCGCCGACCTGCGTCGCCTTTCGACAAATGAAATCCCTATGGCAGTCACCGAACTGGCCGAGCTGGCTGAGAACGCGGCCTCGGCCGGTATCGCGGACAGCGAGTTGCTGGACTTCACCCGCATGACTGCCAAGGCGGCCCTGGCGTGGGGTGTCTCGGGAGGGCAAGCGGGCGAGGATCTCGCCAAGATCCGGGAAGCGCTGCAGCTCACCATTGATGAGACCGCGCTCTATGCCGATGCCATCAATCACCTGTCGGACCGGACGGCTGCAACCGCACCGGATCTTACTCAGTTCGCGCGCCGGGTCGCATCGCAAGGTGAGTTCTTCGGTTTTAGCAAAGAGGAATCACTCGCGTTCGGATCCGCCATGGTCAGTGCTGGCGCCGAAGTTGAGGTAGCGGCTACTTCATTTAGAAACATGGGCCGAGCGCTAACAAAGGGAGAGAGCGCGACGAAGAGCCAGCGAAACGCCTTCAAGAAACTCGGCCTCGACGCCAAAAAGGTCGCGGTCGGCATGCAAAAAGACGCGGTCGGTACCACGATCGAAGTGGTCAAGCGCCTTGGACAACTGCCGGTCGAGATGCAGGCGGCGGTGATGGGCGACCTCTTCGGCGATGAAGCGCGCGCGCTCGCACCGCTATTGAGCAATCTTGGTCTTTTGGAAAAATCGCTCGGCTATGTGGCCGACGAAACCCAATATGCCGGCAGCGTTTCGGCCGAATTCGAGAAGCGCGCCAAGTCAACAGAGTTCAACCTTCGGCGGCTAAAGAACCAGGTTGACGGTGTGGCTCTGGCCATCGGCAACGCATTGTTGCCAGCCGTCAACGGGGTGGCATCGGCGGTCGGGCCGGTGCTGATTGCCATGGCGGACTGGGCCGCAGCGCACCCACAGATCGTACAGGCCGTTGTCGCCGTTGTCGGCGGTTTGGTGGCGTTGCGTGTGGCGGCAATTGCGGCTCGCTGGGCCTTTCTCTTCATGAAAGGTGGCGTGCTGGATGCTGCGCTTGCCATGGGAAAGGGTGTCGGCGTTTTTCTGGCGCTGATCAATCCGTTAAACCTCGTCAAGAACGCCGTGATCGCGTTGCGCTTTGCCCTGATCTCGACAGGCATCGGGGCGATCCTAGTCGGCATAGCCATGGCCGGTCTTTGGATTTACGAGAATTGGGATGGGCTGGTCGCGTTCTTTCAGGGGTTCGGCGAGGGCGTATCGGAGGCCATGGCGCCCATAATGCCGCTGATCCAGCCAATCATCGACGCCGGCGCGCAGATTATCAGTTGGCTGCAAGCGATCATCGGGCCGATTGATGCGAGCGAATCTGAATGGAAGGGGTGGGGCCATGCTGTCGGCACAGCCGTTGGCTTGGCCGTCATGGCGGTAGTTACCACAGGGCAACAGATCATCGACTGGTTCAAAGCTCTTCCAACGACGGTTTCGAACGCCGTGTCGGGAATGCGCGATCTGGGCATTCGCATCATGCAGGACATTTGGGATGGCATCGTCGTCAAGTTCCAAGAGATGCTCGCATGGTTCGCTTCCTGGCCAGATATGATCTTGGGCGCGATCGGCAAGATCGATATCGGCCAGCTCTTCACGAACACCTTTATGCCAGGGCCGGTCGGCATTCCCGTACAAGGGCACGGCGGCAACACGGTCTATCCCGTCGGACAGGTGCCCGGGGTAGACGGCGCGAGGGCTGCTGGTGGGTCAGTCCTAGGCGGTAGAACGTACTTGGTTGGCGAATATGGACCGGAATTGGTCACACCCAGCCGCAACGGGTTTGTGCATAACGCCGGCGACACGGCGGGACTGCTCGGCGGCCGTCAGGGGGGATCACTATCGGTGACGTTCGGCGACATCATCGTGCCGGGCGGGCGGGACCCGCAGGCCACGGCCGAGGCAGTGTTGCAGATGATCGAGCAGCGGGTGAGGGACGCCTTGAGCGGCATTTATGCCGACATCGAATACGCGGGGTAAATCATGCTGTTCCAAATTGGACCACTGACTCTCGATACAATTCCGTTTGCGGCTGAAAGTTTCGGTCGCAGCGCAGGTGCGGATCTCGCCGTCAAGCCCGTCATGGGTGGCCTGCAGCCTCGCGAGTTCATGGGCGAGGCAGACGAGTCCATTACCATTTCGGGGCAGCTGCTGCCGACCCGGCTCGGCGGCATGACTGAACTGGAGCTGGCCTATAGCCTTTCGACATCGGGCACCAAGGTGCCGCTAATGCGGGGCGATGGCCGGATGCTTGGCTGGTACGCCATCGAGAAGGTGAGCGAGCAGCACTCCGATCTCACCCGGTTCGGCGTGGGCTTCGTCGTCAAATACACGCTCACCCTGACCAAAGTCAGCACCGATGGCGCGGTCGGCAGCAGCCAGGCCGGTGGTCTGGTGGGTATGCTGCTCAATCTGTTCGAGGCGCTCTGATGATCTCAATCACCGTTCAACGACCACGTACCACTCTGGATCTGCTGCTATGGCGGCAGCACGGCGTGGCAGGTGCGGCGCTGCTCGAGCTGACGCTTGAGATCAATCCGGGCGTGGCAGATCTCGGCGCCGAGCTGCCGATCGGCACCTCGGTGCGCCTGCCTGAGCTGCCGGCATTCGCGCCGGCGCAAAGAACGCGCGTCATCGATCTGTTTGGGGAGGGGTGAGTGTTGGCCGCACCTAAATGGACGGTGAAATGGTCGGTTGTCCTCGACGGTGTGGATCTCACCAACGCCTGGGCGCCGACGCTGATCGATATCTCGGTGACCGACAAGGCCGGCGAGGCATCCGACAGCTGCGACCTCACGATCGATGACAGCGACGGCAAAGTGCGCATGCCTTCCAAACGCATGCCAATTGTCGTGACCCTTGAGGGCGCCCGCGTATTTCGCGGGTTCGTCGAGAAGGTGGAAAGCTCGGGATCGCGCAGCGGTGGGCGGCTGTTGAAGGTGAAAGCCAAGGGGTTCGACACAGGAGGCAAGGCCAAGGAACCGCAGGCTTTCCATCTCGACGATACCGATCTCAGCGGCTATCTCGAAAAGCTGGCCGATGGCGCCGGCATTGGCATCACTGTCGATCCGGATCTAGGAGCCCTGCAGCAGGACTATTGGGCGGCCGACGGCGAAAGCTTCATTGCGATCGGCGAGCGGCTTGCCCGCAAGTTCGGCGGCACATTCAAGATTCGCGGTGACCAGGCCATCTTTGCCAAGCGGGGCAGCGGTCAGTCTCCGGGCGGCCTCGCGCTGGGGGTGACCGACGCGGTCTATGGTCAGAACCTGATTAGCTGGTCGATCACGCCAAAGGATCCGCGCCGCAAGTTCTCGACCGGCCGGGCGCGCTGGTTCGATCGGCCGAGCGCGTCTTTCAAGCAAAGCGACCTCGACTTCGGCAATCAGGATCTCGACGCCCTGCACCTGGTGCGCGCCCTATCGGCCGACGAAGGCGAGGCCGAAGCGGTTCTCGATGCGCGCAAGCGCGAAGGGGACCGCGAGGGCGGATCCGGATCGGTTCAGCTCGATCTTGCCGTTGGCGCAGCCGTTGAAGGCCAGTGCCGCGTGGTCGGCGCTCGGCCGGGAATTGACGGCAGCTATCTGATTGAAACCGTCAAACACAGTGCCAGCCGGAGCGGCGGGGCGACGACGTCGCTGGATCTGAAACAGCCGGGAGGCAGCGCCGGGAAAGATGCCCGCAAGACGGGCGAACCGGCGTCGGCGGGCCATGCCCTGCCTCGTCACGAAACTCTGGGGTAGGCCGATCGGCCTGCCCATTGCAGCGATCAAGGCCCGCCTCACCAGGCGGGCCTTTTGTTTTTCAGAAAGGGAAATGCCGTCATGGCCAACCGCAAACGCACCACTTTGATTGTGGTGCATGTCACCGCCACGCCGCCCGATCGGGACATCGGCGTCGCCGAGGTGCGAAAAATGCATATCGCCCAGGGGTGGAGCGATATCGGCTATAATGAAGTGCTGCGGCGCAATGGCCGCAGCGAAACCGGCCGCGGCCTCGATGCCATCGGTGCGCACGTCGCCGGATACAACTCCACGGCCTTCGGCATCTCAATGGTTGGGGGCGTCGACAAGAGCGGCCGGCCGCAGCACAACGCCACGCCGGAGCAAATGGCGGCGCTCGAAACGCGCGCGCGCGAACTGGTGGCCCGGTATCCGGAAGCCAAGCTCTGCGGTCACCGCGACCTCTCGCCAGACCGTAACGGCAACGGCGTGATCGAGGCCGGCGAGTGGCTCAAGGCTTGCCCCTGCTTCGACGTCATCCCCTGGGCTGCAGGCCTTGGCCTTCCCATCGCCGATATCAAGGGCAGCTGGGGCGAGATATTCGACGTTCCTGCCGCCGACGGCATCGGCACCGTCAAGGTCGCCGGACCCGATGCGCGTCTTGTCTACCTCCAGAAGCTACTTGCGCGCACCGGCCTGCAGTTCGGCCCGATCGACGGCGTGGTCGGCGATCGCACAGCTGCGGCCCTGCGGCTCTATCAGGAGTTCAACGGGCTGTCGGCGTCGGGTCAGTTCGACGAAGCGACCGTGGCCATGCTGCGCGGCACGTTCGAAACCAAGGCGGCAGCATAGTGCGCGCCGTCCTGGTTGCCGGGGCGTTGGCGGCCGTCCTGTCTGGCGCAGCGGGTGGTTGGCTGGCGCGCGGCGTGGTGGTCGACACGGTAGAGATCCCGCGCGTGATCGAGCAGCAGGATCGGCTTTGTGAGGCAGCGACGGAAAAGGCGGCAGCGGACGCTGTGGCCGGTGAGCAGCTTCGCCAATTCAAGATCTCTGAGCGAGTTACACAGCGCTTCATTGATGAAAGCCGGGTGGCGGCCGACGACGCCCAGGCGCAGCGAGACGTTCTCGAAATGGAGATTGAAGCCTATGAACAGCGCCTCAATGCGGCAAGCGACGATGGCATTTGCGCTCTTGATGATGCTGCCCTTGACCTTATCGGGGTGCGTCGGCAACAGCCGGATCGCCCGGGCAGCCGCTGAAGTCGGCAAGGCGCGCGCGGGGATCGTCCTGCCCGTCCTTCCCGGCGAGTGCCGCCGCACAATTGACCACGCGCTGGCGCCTTTGGGTGCAAATGCCGTGGTGGTGCTGGCCCGTGAACGTGCGCAGCTCGACCAGGCCAATGGCGTGATCAGGCGCTGCGCCGGTCAATATGATCGCGTGAAAATTGAACTGGAGGGCGGGAACTGATGGACTTCAATCTAAGCTGGCTGTTCTCGCCAATGGCCAAGCTCGCGATCGCCGGCGCACTGGGCGGCGTAGTGAGATGGCTCACCCTCAAACAACCGCCCCTTGATGGCCTGATCAGTGTGATCGTCGGCGCGATCTGCGCGCTCTATGTTGGCCCGGCGATTCAGCCCCTGTTGCGGCCCGTGGTGGATTTCGCCGGCGTCGACGCCGACGCCATGCAGGGACTGGGCGGGTTCCTGGTCGGTATCGGCGGGATTCTCGTCTCCGGATTCCTGATCGATCTCTGGCAGCTTCGTCGCAAGATGCTCAAGCAGCAGCAGGGGGGCACACCCGATGGGCAAGCATAGCTCTGCGGAGAAGGCCTCTGCCTTCCAACATGCCCAGATCGAAGCTAGGCGCCGGGCCGTGTCAGTGGCAAGATTCGGATTGGTGATCGCCGTTTCGGTCACCTTGGCTCTGCTCTTGTTCGGTGGCCATCGCCTGCCTCTGCAGTGAGCGCTGCGCGGCACGAACGCTACTTGTTCTCTTTCCGTTCACGGTGATAAGACTCGCTCCCTCACACGATCGTGGGGCAAGGCGATGCCAGATTACCTCAGAACACTCGACGATGCGGCGACGGCCCGCGTGCAGATGATTGCCGTCTGCCACACGATCAACTGCCGGCACACTCAGGACGTGGATCTGCAACAGGTGATTTTCCACGTCGGCGCCGCGACTCCGCTAGTGCCGATAAAGGGGGTGGCGCATTTTTCCGAACGAATGCGCTGCCCTGCATGCAAACAACGCGGCATGTTCATATGGGTTGGCGTGCCTCGGCAGCCAGAGCCAATCTTTGGTACAGGAACTCACCCGTTCAAAGTACTCGACTGGGGGCGCGGACGGCGTGGAATCCTCGAACGCGAGATCGCGATCCTGAACAATCTTGAGGTTGCCAAGGCTGCCTTTCAGGTCGCTGTGCGGGTTTATCCCGACCATCACATCACTCTGCAGCAGGGAATCTTCGTGATGAGCGACAGTCGCCTTTCGGTAATTGAGGGAGGCGGGCCATTCTCAATGACTCCAGCCGAGGCCGAACGCAGGCTCAGCATGCCAAAAGCATCGAAAGCATGAACCGGCAAGGCGTATTACCAGCGGCCAAACGCTCCCTGAGTTGATCCTGGCCGAAATATCGGTGGCATTGAATGTCCCTAATCAGAGATCACCGCGCCATGCGGTGACGATGCTCTCCAGAAAATCGATCACAATGCCGGCCTTCAAAACGGTAAAGCTGTCCCGTCCGCCTCGCACGATTATGCCACCGAAGGCGACTTCGAAGCCATCGACCCCATCATATACTAGGAACGCGGAACCGCCGCTCATTCCGTCAGGGTCGATTGAGAGGGGCGTCCGAGGGATTACCCGCAGCGTTGCGGTATCCGCCGGAAATGCTGGATCTGGCTTGCAAACCACCGATCGCCTCGCCAGACCAATGTGGTTGTTGTCATAAACATCATACAGCTGATCTGCCGTGGCGCAGCCGATCAACAGCACGCCGACCACCTCTCTATCTAGTGGCCGCTGCATGCCTAAATTGAAGAACCTCGGCTTGAGTTCGGGGTAAGCCCGCACCGGTTCGTCGAAATTGAAGGCCACCAGGTCGTTTCTGTCTGTGTCGGTGGTGGGTGTGTAATAGCGCATGCCCCCAGACGTCACCATAGTCCGCCCACCCTCGGTAATCATGCCGACTTTTTGGCGATCAGCACCTGCGAGTTGATGCTGCGTACAAAGCAGCAATTCATGCCCATCGAAGCGGATGGCGGTGCCGCTACCACGCAACAGGATAGAATACTGAACGTCGTCGTTTGCCACAAATACGTTGAAGGTGTGCCTAGATAGCGCTGCCTCAATCGATCGACCGGGCACCGCAACGCCATTGAGGAGTGCGCTAGTGCCAATGATCTGTTCGAGCAGAAATTTAGCCATCGCAGCCACTTATGCCATTTGCTGAGGTGAAGTCACCATCATTGCGATGGACGGCGATACCTCTGTGGCCTCCTGCGGAGATACCAAATCCGCTTCGAACCCACTTTATCCATTGTTTTCAGCAGTTCACTAAGTACGGTCGAATCCCATCGCCCGCTCCAAAAACTAAAGACGGTAGACTAAGCTAAAGCGCTGCATTTGCAGCGCTTTTTGCTTTTCTTGGCTGCTGTTGTTGACAGTCGGCGCCAGGCCGGTGTTCCCTGCGGCGAGACCTGCGGGGATACCTGACACTTTGGGCGGCCGTAAAGACAGCACCGACGCGGATCGCTTCCTGCAGCAGAAGCGGGGGATCTGGTACTATCACCGCAAGGTGCCGAAGACCCTTCGCGACGTCGACGGCCGCGCCCCGTTAGTGCGCATTTCCCTTGAGACGAGAAATATCGGCGAGGCACGCCCGCGCCGAGACGCCTATGAGGCCGCAGACAATCAGCTTTGGGGTTCGATGCTCGCCGGCGACGATCAGGTGCGCGCGCGCAAGATTTATGAAGCGGCGGTGCGCCGTGCCGAAGCCATGGGCTTCGCCTATCGGCCGGCCGCCGAAGTGGCCACGCTTCCGATCGAAGAAGTGTTGGCGCGCATTGAGACGATGGCGGACGCGGGCAGAACTGTAGAACAGCAGTCAGCCTTGCTTGGTGGCGAAACGCCACCGCCGTTAGTGCTGACGGCGGTCTATAAGGTCTACGTCGATGAAATCGCCACAAGCGAGTTGCGCACAAAGAGCGCCCAACAGCGCCGGAAATGGATCAACGTCAAAAAGCGGTCTGTCGACCGGTTCGTCGAAGTGGTCGGCGATCAGGACATGAACAAGGTCACCCGCGAGCACGCGTTGAAATTCTGGCGCTTCTGGCAGCAGCGCATCGCCCCCAAAGAAGGCCGGGCGACATACACCCCCTCGTCCGGCAATCGCGAGCTTGGCGCTCTGCGCACCATCTATGCCGAGTATTTTGCACATATCGGGCAGATGGACAGGGTCAACCCCTTTGCCGGCCTCTCCTTCTCCGAGAAGGCCAAGCAGAAGAAGCTGCGCCCTCCCTTCCCCACCGACTGGATCCGCGACAAGATCCTGCAGCCCGGCGCTCTCGATCGCCTCAACAATGAGGCCCGCGCGATCGTCCTGGCCACGATCGAGGTTGGCGCCCGCCCCAGTGAAACCTGCAACCTCACCGGCGAGCAGATCCGCATCGGCGCCCCCGTTCCCCACCTCGCCTTCGAAGAGCGCGACGATCCGGAAGATCCGCGCGAGCTGAAATCGGCGGCCTCGATCCGCGTTGTGCCCCTGGTCGGGGTCGCGCTTGAGGTGTTTCGTCGCTTTCCGAATGGCTTTCCGCGATATCGAGAGAAAGAAGAATCGCTGTCGCAGCTGGTCAATAAATACCTGCGCAACAACGGCCTGGCGCCAACCCCACGTCACACCCTTTACGGGCTGCGGCACTCAATGGAGGACAGGATGAAGGAGGCCGGGATCGGCGACGATCTTAGGCGGATCCTGCTCGGTCACCGCATCGATCGCGAAGAATATGGGATTGGGGGCTCACTGGAATGGCGCCAGAAGGAGCTGGCCAAGGTGGCGCTACCCTACTCGGCAGGCGTGCTCAATGGGCTGCCAGCCGCTCCAAACGTGCCCTGACAGACGAGATTGTGGTTTGCCTGGCGCGGCATGCCTGCAGCTCGCACTCAAGCCTCTCATAGATCGGCAGATAGATTGCGCCCCTGTCACCGGCCATGTCGATGGCGAGCGCCACTTCATCCATGGCGCGCTCGATGCGCTCGATCGTGACAGGGGCGGGGCGGGCCAAAGTCTCAGCCCTCCAGTGCGTCAAGCAGTTCGCCGACTGAGGTGTCGGCGGGCAGCTCGGCAAGGAAGCGTTTCAGCCTGCCGCGCAGGCGGCGCGCATCACGCTCACTGGCCGTGCGGCTGCTATTGACGCCGTCGCCAATGGCATCGCCGCAGGCAATCTCAATGGCCTGCTCGATATCGTCTCGGTCGATAGCGGAAAACCCCATCACGCCACCTTGCCGAACGGGCGGAGGGCAGCTTCAAGCGCCACCTGATACTTCTCTTCCACCAGGGGCTGGGTCATGAACCGGATGCGCGTCGAAAGCGGCTTGGCCTTTGGCGCCCAGTCTTTGCTGCGACCGGCAACGATATCTCGATACTCGGTTGCGAGGGCCACCTGGTCGGCCATGTCGACGTCGGCATTAATCTCGGCCGTCGGCTTGGGCAGGCCAAAGGCCGGGTAGATCGCCACATTCAGGACGCGGCGTTCATAGGCGACGACGTCGGCGCCCAGCTCGGCAAGGAACCCCTTCCACGGCGTGGCCAGATCGCGCGTCACCATTTCCACGGCATCGTGCAGCAGGGCATAGGGCCGCGACTGCGGCAGCCGGCAGATCTGCGCCACCAGCAGCGAGTGCTGGGCCACCGAGAAGGAAGGGAACTCGATGTTGTTGCCCCAGCGGTTCTCACGCGAGAGGTGGTGCACGATATCGCGCAGGCAGATCATTTCAGGCTTGGGATCGGCAAAATAGAAGTCTCGGCCGCTGGCCAGGGTCTTGAAAAAAGCCATGGCAATCACCGGATCCCGCAAAGGATGCTGGCGATGGCCACCAAGGCAATGGCGGCCATGGCGAGATCACTTTCGAGCGCCTTGCAGATGCGTTCCATCAGTGGGCCCCCTGGTGGATCCACGACAGCGCAGCACGGGCCTTGGCCTTGCGCAGGTGCAGATCGATCGCGTGCTTGGAAAGACCGCGAGCCTGCAGCTCGGCGACCACAAACTGGGTCGCGGGGAACAGGCTCTCGATGATCTCGACCATCCTGTCCTGGGGTTGCGAGCCGGGCGGGACCGCGTCAGCATGGACGTCCCGCACGAAAGAATGGTTCGCCTTCTGCCGCGCCAGGCGTTCATGCTCATCGAGAAACGCCGGCGACCAGCCCATTTCGATCAACCGCTGGCGCCGGGCATCACCCTCGGCATTGAGGTCGATCAAATCGGCGGCGAGGATCTCGATGCGCGCGGCGACGTCGCCGCGTTGCCGGGTGGCAAAGGCAGGCTGGTGGTTCGTTGTGGCAGTGAGCATTGCGCCCTCCTAGTTCGACTGGAGGGCAATATAAGCCAAACTAGAAAATTCATGCAAGACGAACTTATATGCTTAGGGGCGCGGAAACCGACTCGACTCCGGCCGAAAAGGAATCAAGAATAGAACGTTAAGAGAACACTACGGGGATTGTGATGGCGCTTCCATCGTTTGAGCCAACGGTCGGTGAGACGGTTTCGATCGAGGTGGAGTGTGCAGACTGCGGCCATACCAAATGGCTCAAGCCCCATCAGTTGGCCAGCTTCGGGGTCACGGCTGGCACGCGCCTAACCGCACTTGCGGAACGTTTATCGTGCTCGCCCTGCCGAGCCGACGGGCTGCCCGGCAAGAGTATTTCGGTACAGGCGGCCTTCGCAACTGAGGCGTCCCGCCAGAAGGCGGAGCGCTGGTCGGCCGTCAGAACCCATTCACCTCACGCCATGGAATCACGCGCCAAACGCGCTTGACCGCGTAGCGATCAAAAGTCAGTTCCCTGGCTGGATTGTACTGGCTGACGATGATCTCTTTTTCGGTGCGGCGCAGGAGCTTTTTGACGTAGGACTTTCCGGCGCGTTCGCCGTTCTCCGGAAACATCTCGATCACGACGTGATCCCCTGGAACCGGCTCGCGTCCCCCCACATAGATCATCTCGCCGGGATCATAGCGGGGCTCCATGCTGGTACTTAGAATGTGCAGCGCGAATACGTTGCGAAGGTGCGCTATCCCCGGAGGACGGCGCACCAGGCCTGCAACCTCGCCATTAAACGAGAAGTCGCCGTCGTCACCGCCGACTGCAATGCCCATCAGCTCGACGTCCATAGGCCCCAGATAGGGGCGCATTCCCCCGGAAACGAATTCGGCGTCACCGGGAGGATCCTGATCTTGGGCGCCGACAAAAACGACGTCGCCGCGTCCAAGGGCGACGGCGTCGACCCCCAAAAATTCCGCCGTTCTGACCAGATTGTCGTGTGAGGGTAGGTTCTGGCCGCCTTCCCAGTTGCCGACAGCGGCAACATTGACGCCCAGGTGCTCGGCCACTTCGCGCATGACCTTGCCGCGCTGCTTCCGCGCCTGGCGGATAGCGCGCCCTACCAGTGCTGCGCGACCACTCTTTTCCATGGTGCGCATTGATATCCCGCGATCCGCTTGCGTCCATGTAAGAGTGGCTTGCATTGTTTTTACAGTTTAGCTTATATCAACCGCATGGACACACATGCTTCGCCTCTGGATCGAGTCTTTGCCAGCGTCGGCAGCGCCAGCGAGCTGGCCCGCCGCCTGGGCATCACCCCTGCGGCCGTACTGCAATGGGACGAAGTTCCGATTCGTCGCGTTCCCGACGTCGAACGGATCTCTGGCGTCTCTCGCCATGAATTGCGTCCGGACTTTTTTGGTCCAGCGGAGATCCCCCGATGACCGGCGCGGTTTGCCGTCTTGTCCCAATCCCGCCCCTGCCGGTTCGTGCCCCGTTGTCACCCGCTCTTCTGGCAGCTCTTCGCGCTCACGCATCAAAGTTCGCGATCGGCGACATGACGTTCCCCGTGTCGTCGAGCCATCCGGCCTGTTGGCCAGCATGCAGCAACCAGGCCGCCAACTCTCGGGCGGCGACGGGGTTCAAACGGATGTCGACATGGGTGTTGTCGCGGGTTTTCAGCCGCAAGGCCGCGCCGGCGGTCAACGCGCCGCCCCTGAACGCCGTGACGTCAGCAAAGGCCGGCCAGTCCAATTCGGACGGCGACGGTGGTGTGTTGTCGAGCTCGCGTTCCCATGCCGCGATATCGTCGGGCGTAAAGATCGGCTTAGGCATGCTCTGTCTCCGAGTTCTTCCGACCTGCGTTAAAGCGTTTTTCCGGGGTGGTGTCGAATGAGTGCGCCGCCCGACACCCTTTCCCTCAAACTCGCCGCCGCGCGCATGCGCCGCGAGAAGGCGCTTAAGCGCGTGCAGGTCGAGGATGCCGCTATCGCGGATCTGCTCGCCCGTAAGCGCGCCGTCTACACCCGTCAGCTTCGGCGCAGCGCGCATTGGCCAAAGCTCAAGAGCCGGGCCGAACGCGAGATCGATGCCCTGATTGCTCAAGAGGTATCGCCATGACGCCTTCACTTTTCCCGCTTCCCGCACGCGCAGGCGCCGGCCTGTGCCTGACCTCCTCCCTCGGGGTCGGTGTCTCCTCCCTCGGTGCGGGGCACTGGCTGGCGCGTATTTTGTTCTGTGTTGCGCGCCAGCCTTTCTTCTCTCAATCGATGCCGTGCCGCGTTCACCGCCAGCACGGCCTCGATCATCATGCGACTGGGCTTGTAGTCCCGAAATCTGCTCATGCCGGCGGTTCTGAATCCGATTTGCTTGCTTGTCATGGCGCGAAACGCGAGGTGCCGCGCCATGGCTAGAGGCAGGCAACTCCCCGACCGGGACTATCAGGCCATCAAGGCCGCCACGCGCCAGTTGATCAACGCCGCTGGCGGCGCCGTTGCCGCTGCCACCGCGACGCGCGGCGATCACCAGAGCATCAGCCGCTATGGCTCGGCACATCCTGACAACGCCGACCGCTTCATGCCGATCGACGTGCTGGCGGATCTGGAAAGCGAATGCGAGCAGCCGGTTCTGACCAAGGAACTGGCGCGCCTTTCCGGTCACCTGCTGGTGCCAGTGCCACAGGTTGCGCGCTCGGGAACGGCTCTCGGCATGATCACTGCGGCAGCGCTCAAGGAAACCAGCGAAGTGTTTGTCGCCCTGGCCGAAGGCATGGGCGACGGCAAGCTCAGCGCGGCCGACGCGGCGCATATAGGGCGCGAGATCGATGAGGCGTTCGCAAAGCTGGCCGCGCTCAAGCTGCAGGTGAAAATCGAGGCGGGGGCGGACCTATGAGCAATACGGAGCTGGCCCTCTTCTCGGTTGCCAAGGAAGCACTGGCCGAGGCCGTCAAGGTCGACGAAGTCAAAGACGTGCGCGACCATGCCGAGCGGATCCGGCTCTATGGTCAGCAGGCCAATGACCGCAGCATCATCGCCGACGCGACCGAAATCATCATGCGCGCCGAGCGCCGCCTGGGTGAGCTGCTGCGCAGCGCGCACCAGTCCGGCCAGCTCGGCATAGGCCGACCGTCGCGCTCGAATGTCGACGAAGGCGAAGAGGCACAGGGCGAGCAGCGTTCCGAAACCGCCGAAGTGGTTCGACCGCAGCGCGTGACACTCGCGGAAGCCGGCATCAGCAAGAAGCTATCGACCCGGTCGCAGAAGTTCGCGGCTGTGGCCGAAACAGCATTCGAGGCCGCGCTGCTGTCGGCGCGCGAAAAGATCCTGGCAGGCGGCGCCGTCGTGGTGAACCCGCTCAAGGATGTGTCGACGGCAGAGAAGAAATCGCGGCGCCGGGCGCGCGAGATCGAGCTGGGCGCAAAACAGATGGCGCTGCCGGAAGCGCGGTTCGGCGTGATCTATGCGGATCCTGAGTGGCGGTTCGAGCCCTACTCGGACGAAACCGGCATGGATCGCGCGGCGGATAATCACTATCCGACCTCGGCACTCGACGCGATCAAGGGCCGCGACGTCGGCTCACTCGCCGCCGACGATTGCGTGCTGTTCCTGTGGGCGACCGTGCCCATGTTGCCGCAGGCTTTAGACGTCATGGCCGCTTGGGGGTTCGAATACAAATCGAACTTCAACTGGCACAAGGATCGCGTTGGCACTGGTTATTGGAACCGCAATCGCCATGAACATCTGCTGGTCGGCACGCGCGGCAAGATCCCGGCGCCGGCGATGGGCGAGCAGTTCGACAGCTCGATCGAGGCTCCGGTGGGCGAGCATTCCGCCAAGCCCGAGCGCTTCTATGAGATTATCGAGGCCTATTTTCCGACGCTGCCCAAGATCGAGCTGAATGCTCGCGTGGCGCGTCCGGGCTGGGTCCGATGGGGCTATGAGGCCCCGGACGAAACGGCAGCAGCACGGACGGACGTGCGGGATGACAGCACAGGACCGGGAGAGCGCGCCGCAACGGCCGACCCGGTGGCCGCGACAACGCCACCAGCGGGTACTCAAGCCCCGCCTGCCGAACCTCTTCCCCTCGACCAGGCTGACGCCATCATTCGGCTGGGCGACGCCAACAAGACGCCCCTCGCAACGCTCGCCGAAATGGTCGGCCGGCCGGGCAATGTCACTTTCGTCAAGAATAGTCGGCGCCGGCAGGGGCTTTCGAGCCGCGACCGTCAGCGTGAGGCCGTGATTGAGGCCAATCGCCGGAGGGCAGCGAAATGACCAGGCCGCCCCCGCGATATCGCCCCGGTCAAATCGTCGCCCGCTGTGTGCTGGATCCGAACGGCGCGCACCAGCTGGAGGTCGCGATCACCGGAGGCCTGATGATCGCCGTCTATGACGCGACGACGCTGCCGGCCCTTGAGGCGGCGATCGAGCAATTCCGAGCCCTGACGACGCGCGCCGACGGCGGGCCGGATTTTTACAACCGGCGCGTGGTTCCGATCGAGGTGAGTAGATGAAGCACGTTCTCATTCACGGGCCTAGCGCCTGCGGCAAGTCGCGACACAAGGCGGAACTCGCCAAGGCGCTCAATTGTGACGCTATTGAAGACGATGTCACCCTTGCAATGTTCAAGGAATTGGCTGTCAGCGCCGGCGTGCGAACCCTGTTCCTCACAAACGAAGACCCCGGCTTGAACAATTTCGGCGTCCAACGGCGGGCGGAAGTGTTGCGGTATGACTTCGCGATGTACAGAGCGGGTCTTGCAGCATGAACGCCCCGCTGCCGCCTGAGTATTGGCAACTTGAACAGGCACTGCCTGATGACGGAGAGCTGATCGTGGACAGCTTCGCCGGTGGCGGTGGGGCTTCGACCGGCATTGAACTGGCGCTCGGCCGCTCACCCGATTTCGCGATCAACCACGATGCCCAGGCGCTGGCCTTGCACCGTGCCAATCACCCAGGCACGGTGCACCTCAACAGCAACATCTATCACGTCGACCCGCGCGACGTCGTCGGCCGGCGCAAGGTCGGCCTGCTCTGGGCCTCGCCCGACTGCAAGGATTTTTCCAAGGCCAAGGGCGGCACGCCGGTGCGAAAGCATATCCGGGGCCTCGCCTGGACGGTTGTCCTCTGGATCGAACGCGCCCGGCCGCGCGTGATCATCCTCGAAAACGTCGAGGAATTTCAGCAGTGGGGGCCGGTGATTGAAGGGCCGAAAGGTCCGATACCGGATCCGGAACGGCGCGGCGAGACGTTTAAGGAATGGACAGCCGCCATCCGCAAGCACGGGTACAAGGTCGACTGGCGCGAGCTGCGCGCCTGCGACTATGGCGCACCGACCAGCCGAAAGCGGCTTTTCCTGATCGCCCGCTGCGACCGGCAGCCGATCGTCTGGCCAGAGCCGACGCATGGTGATCCGACCGATCCCGACGTCATCACCGGCCGCAAGCTGCCCTGGCACACGGCGGCCGAAATTATCGACTGGAACCAGCCCTGCCCGTCGATCTTCGACACGGCCGAGGAAATCTGGGAAAAATTCGGCGTTCGTGCCGTGCGTCCACTCGCCGACAATACCGAGGCGCGGATCTACAAGGGCTATGAGCGCTATGTGGCCAATGCCGCCAAGCCCTATATCGTCACCTGCAATCACGGTGGCGACTGGTTCCGTGGGCAGGGGTTGGAAACGCCGTTCCACACCGTGACGGCCGCGCGCGATGCGCATGGCCTCGTGGTGCCGCATTTCTCGGCTGCCCAGCATGGCGGATCCATGCGCGAGGCCGACGCGCCGCTGCGCACGATCGCCGCCAGCGACAAAGACCAGCACCAGTTGGTGGCAGCGCATCTAATGACGATGCGCAATGCTGGCAAACCCTTCAACGAAGTCGATAAGCCGACGCACACGATCACCGCTGGCGGTGCCGGCCTGTCACTGGTCGAGACGAAGATCGAAAAGGTGGCGGCGTTCCTCGCCCAGCACAATACCGGTATGGTCGGGCATCCTCTGGACAAGCCGCTTAGCACCATTCTGCAGCGCGGCACCCAGCAGGCCATCGTCTCGGCCGGGCTCGTAAACCAGAAGGGCACGGCGCAGGCGAACGTCTCGATCCATAGTCCGCTGCCCACCATCTGCGCCGGCGCCGTGCACGCGGCCGAGGTTCGCGCCTTCCTGATGAAGTATTACGGCGCCGATCAGGATCCTCGGCTTGAAGAACCGCTGGCCACGATCACGACGAAAGACCGCTTCGGGTTGGTGACCGTCGAGGGCGTCGATTACCAAGTGGTCGATATTGGCATGCGCATGCTCACCCCGCGCGAGCTGTTCAAGGCGCAGGGTTTTCCCGACGACTATCAGATCGACGCCGGCGTGTTCGCCGATGGCGAAATCCGCA